TCAACTCTAATGTTGAGATGACAAATTCCATTTCTTTTTTTGTAGTATTAGTATTCATTCGTTTGATTTCTCCTTATTTTATTTTTATAATGTAGTTAGTTATTTTAGAAAGTCGGTGATTGTTTCATCGGCTTTTTTTGTTCCACGAATCCTGAAAATCAGGTTCGATATATTGCCCACTTCTAATTAGATTCACTTTTGATTCGTGTTGTTCAACCGCCTTTCCTACCAAGAGCACAATGCTCATCATTGCGATAATGATTCCAAATGCTAAAATGTACCACCCTAGCATCCATTTCATGAATGGGATGAATTGTACCCTCGTTTTTCTTCTTTGTTCCGTTCTCATCGTTTTCTCCTTCCGTCCCATACTCTCTGTATTTCATCAATCATGCTCGCTTGATATTTGTATGGGCGTGTATCTGTTCTTCTTGCTGCAACCACTACTGGATGGTTTCTAATTTCACTTTTGTGCCACGAACTGGAACTCGTTCCAATCGCTTCACACAACTCTTCAGTCGTTATCCACCTTTGATTGTTTCTCGAGTCAATAAACGGTTTTATTAGCCCAACAAATTTCTCTGGGTTTCTTTTGACGACTTCGAAGAATATTGGTTCGTAATAATCAAGCGTTGATTGTTCCATAAGTTCCTCCTTTCTGCTTCAATATGTGTCTTTAAGGACACTTATTCTTTAAAAAAAATATCCATAATTTCAGAATCTGATAAATTTAGGATGTTTTTGCAAGCTACAATTTCTTCTCTTCGGAAAGAAACTGCTCCGTTCATTCTGCTATGATACACTGTTTTAGTGAATGTTCCATTGATATTTTCGTCCATTTTATCAATAAAATCTTCTACTTTTAATCCCCTCTCCACAATTTTTGCTTTTAACAAATTATAGTTCATTTAATTCACCTCATTTCTTGTTGTGTCATTTAGGACACGTTCATAGTATCATAAGCAAATAACCGTGTCAACACATAAATGTGTCTTTTTTGAAACTTTTTTTATTTTTTGAGTGAATTTAGTTGTTTCTAGGACACTTTAATGGTATTCTTTCATTATGAAAGGGGCGGTTAAAATGCTTGATTTAAAGGCTCAAAGAGAATCATTGAAGTTAACTTTAGAAGACGTCGGCAATTACGTTGGCGTTGGAAAAAGTACTGTTCGTAAATGGGAAAATGGCATGATAAATAACATGGGTAGAGATAAAATCTTAAAATATGCAAAAATTTTACAAATCAGTCCATTAGCTTTAATTGGTGAAGTTGAGAATGAAGCTCCAACATGGGCATCCAAAGACGATGTTATTGTTTTTGATGAGGCGTTAAAACGTAATAGTGTTGTTATGTCCTATGATGGCATAGAACTATCTGAAGAAGATAAAATGCAATTAGACGGAATGATACGTGCAATGCTATGGGAACGAATAAAAAAAGGCAAGGAGGAATAATTATTGGAAGTGAATCAGTTAGTTGGTACTTACAATACGGCTAACCCGTTTGAAATAGCGGACTATCTAGGAATCGAATATGATTTCAAAGTATTACCTAATGATTTAAAAGGAATACTTGTATCTTCGGAAAAGGATACACCGTTAATATTAATTAATGAAGATATACAAGACATTTCTTTTAAATACTACGTCATGGCACATGAATTAAAGCATGCTATAGATCATTATGGATTGAATGGATTCTACTCCGCCACTTTTGGTGGAAAAGGAAAATTAGAACGAGAAGCAGATATGTTTGCATGTGAACTAATGAAATGTTTATATGAAGAACAATATCAAAAACCTGTAGAAACGTTTGAAATCCTAAAGACTATATATGGAATTAAAGAGGATATGCAAAATTACATTTAAGGAGGAAAACAATGGAATTAGAAGTGTTGTCAGAACAATTGAAGAATTTAGGGAAACGGGTACTTACATTAAAAGATAATATCAATACAGAGGAGGCTACTAAAACTTCTCTAATTTTGCCATTCTTTCAAATCTTAGGATATGATATCTTTAACCCACTAGAATTTATTCCTGAATTCACTGCAGATTTTGGGATTAAAAAAGGCGAAAAAGTAGACTATGCAATTAAAATCAGCGATACCCCTGTAATTCTAATTGAAGCTAAATCTATATCAGAAAAACTTACAAAACATGATTCGCAATTATTTAGATATTTTGGTACTACTACTTCAAAATTTGGAATCTTAACAAATGGACAAGAATATAAATTTTACACCGATCTTGACGAACCTAACAAAATGGATACTACTCCATTCTTAACAATAGACATTACTAAAATTAAAGATGTTCAAATCGCTGAGATAGCTAAATTCCACAAAGACAATTTTGACGTTGATAAAATAACCTCGTCTGCTTCAGAACTAAAATACTTAAATAGTCTTAAGAATCATTTATCTAAGCAATTGACTGACCCCGATGAATCTTTTGTTAAATATATCGTTGGCGAAATATATGAAGGTACTAAAACCAAAAATACACTTGAAAAATTTGAAGCAATCGTTAAGAAGGGCTTTTCTCAATTTATTAGCGAACGGGTAAACGAGAAGTTGAGTGCAGCTTTAAACACTAATGTGGACACTAAAATATCTAGCACTCCCGATACGGAAGAAGTAAAAGATGAAGTCTCAAATAAAGATTCTGAAATAGTAACGACTTCCGAAGAATTAGAAGCTTACACAACTACAAAAATTGTATTAAAAGATGTGGTGGACCCGTCTAGAATTTTTTATAGAGACAATAGAAGTTATTTTAATGTGCTTTTAGATGATAACATTCGCAAGTGGATTATGCGTATTTATACAGTTAACAATAAATTTAAACTACAATTTAATGATGAAGAACATACTACTATTGAAATTTCAACACCACTCGATATCATTAAGTGTTCAGACGTTTTAACTTCGACTACTAAAAGATTTTTATAAAATAAATAGCCTGTTAAGGCTATTTATTTTATCTAAAAAAAGAACGTACGTTTGGAAATGGAGGTAAACTATGGCAAGCATTTATAAACGTGGAAAAACGTGGACGTATAAAG